TGAAAAATTTTTTCGGATTGGACATTTATTTTATGTCCATTTTTAAAATATTTTACCTTTTATACTTTTTCGTTCCGAAAACACCTATTTTTCACTTTTATTACCATTATCCCGCAAAAAACTCGCTGAAATTATACTTAAAATTTGTGACGATAATTTTCGGTGGAAACTAAATATATAAAATGTTTCCATTTGGAAACCAAAATATATGCGAAATATATTATTAATTTTTAAAATCATTTTACATATCATAATTACAAATATTCATATTTATATGTGACGATAAAAATTTATGGAAACAAAATATATGAAATGGAAACCAAAAATATGACCCGATAAATATATTTTATTAAAATAATTTAGAGAATTATAATAAAATACTAATAAAAGACTAAAAATGGCTAAAAATTTTACATCAAATACATCAAATATTACATCCGATTTTATATGTGTAAATTGTGGCTTCAAATGTGATAAGAAAGGAGATTTTAACCGACATATTTTGACTGCTAAACATAAAAGACTAAACCCGACTAACGAAATTACATCAAATACATCAAATTTTACATCACATGAATGTCCGTGTGGAAAAAAGTATAAACATCAATCAAGTTTACTAAAACATAAGAAAACTTGCACTTTTATAGATAATGATAACAAAAGTGTTATTAGTTCTGTTAGTGAAGAAACTATAATGAATTTGATACAAGAAAACAAAGATATAAAACAAATGCTTTATGCTCAAAATGAAACTACAAATAAACTAATTGATATTATACCAAAAGTTAATAATACTACCAACAATAATAATACAATTAATAATAATCAAAAATTCAATATAAATATTTTCTTAAATGAAAAATGTAAAGATGCGATTGATATAAAAGAATTTATAAGTCAAATTCAATTAACTTTAGAAAATTTAGACTTTTCAAGAACTCAAGGATTAGAAGCAGGTTTAACAAATGTTATTATTGAAAATATGAATAAATTAAGTTTATATGAAAGACCAATTCATTGCACGGATACGAAGAGAGAAACTTTATATATAAAAGATGATGATAAATGGGAAAAAGATAAAGATAAAACAAAAATAAAAGAAGCATTAAAAGCATTAAATAAGAATCATTTTAGATTAATAAAACAATGGTTAGATAGTAATCCAGATTATATGGAAGATGATACAAAACAAGCATATTTTGCAAAAATATTAAAAACTTGTGGAGCAATATTAGATGATGAAAAAATAATTAAGAAAATTTGCACTTCAAATTATATAAAAAATCACGTAAAAGATTTAGATGAAAATTTGATAGAATAATAATATGTATATATAATAGATAATGAAAAGTTTTTCAAGTGGTTTAAAAAAAGCAAAATCTCTAGCAAATAGCTATGATAGTGTAAATCAACAAGTAAAAGACAATTTTAATCAAATTTCAGATATATATGGAAAAGATACATTCTCGAAGACGCGCAGCCAGCTAAAAAGTGCAGAAAGTAGAATTGACGGAGTTAGAGAGTATAAAAAATCGTCAGGACTGAGTCTAATTTTTGGAAAATTTGGAAATATATGTAATATAATTTTTAAAATTTTAAGTGTATTAGAAAGGATATTAACATTTGTTTTTGGAAAAGTAGCAAAATTAGAAGTGGGATTACTGAAAGGTGGAGTAGTTCTTTATATTTGGAAAGTATTATTATTGTTAGCGTTAATATTAATTTTTATAGCAGAATGGATACCGGGTTTAGATGGATTATTTAATAAAAATGCACTACAAGCAATATATTCAGTTAGTAAAGGTATAAATGTATTTATAATTTTAGTAGGAACATTGATGGGTGCATCAAAAATAACTGAAGCAATAAATAAAAATTCAAAAAACGCAGATGCACCTAAGTTTCCATTTCCTTTACTTTTAGTAGGTTATTTAGTAGGTGCATTACCGGTTTTATATGAATTATTATCTCTAGTAGCTTTATCATCAATAACTTTAGCATATTATACACAAAAATGCGGAGGAAAACTTCCTAATGCGTGGGGATGGGTAGACACAGTTGGAAGTATGTTAATGGGAGTAGGTATAATTGGATTTATTTTATCATTTTTACAATTTAGAATAAAGAAAATGTGTGGATCTATGGCTAAAAATAGTAAAGATTTAAAAGGACCAACAATTTTGATGTTAACGTCAATAACTTTTTTCATAATATTTATGGTAATAACTGGTTTTGAAGAAACTGTGGCAAATAATGTATCTTATTGGTTAGGAATGTTAGGCGATTCAGAAAATCCAGGAGAAGAATGTGTTCCAGATGATGGAAAAGGGCCAAATGATGGTTTTACAAAAATTTTAAACTTAATAATGAGTATATTAATATCAATAGTTTTGGTCGTAGTTATTATAATTGGTTGTATACCTATACCTCCATTAGCAAATCTTAACGATAAAGTAAAAGAGATGCTGTCTAAAGCATTAAATGGAATTTTAAAATTACTTATTTAATAATTAATATTTTTAATAAATTGTAAAAATATTAATTTAGAAACTGGCTCCAAATGCTCCTCCAAGTGCTCCATTGGCGGCCATAGGTTCCATTGCTTCCATAAATGAGTTTTGGATAGCCTGATTTTGGAATGAACTTAAACCAGCTCCACCTCCACCGGCCATATTAGGTAAGGCATCAATCATAGAAACATTATTTTGGGCTGGCATTTGCTGTGGTGGCGGTGCTATAAGACCATTATCTAAATTATCAGCACGACTTATCTGATGAATTCCTGGTGTAACAATTGGCTGGCTAACTCTAACATTTCCCTGGTTAGTTTTTCCTACATGTGCATTTTGATTTCCATTCCAAATATCCATAACTCTGTCTGCTAAAATATTAATTTTGGCGCCAAGTTTGGTTTGCATGGTAACTAAAATGATTAATAAAGGTAATACAAAGTTAACTTCATTGAATTTGTGATATGCGACTCCACTATAAGTTGGAATATATCTAATGACTCTATCAATGAACCAAATAGCAAAGAATATTGAAAATAATTGAATTGATACTTCTAAAGAAATTTCGAGTGTTCCTTTAGCATCATCTTCTTCGGGAATGTATGTTTTAATAGCTTTTAATGTTAAAACAATTGGTATAATACCAATGAAGATATATTGGACTAGATTAAGCATATTAGCTTTATTGTCACTATCAAAATTAAATACATGATTTAAGAATTCTCCAGGACTTAATTTATTAGATGATCCTCCTTCCAAACTTTCTACTGCGATTGGCATATTTGAATTATATATAGAAATAAATATATTAATAATATTTTTATTAAATACTAAATTAAAAAATATTAAAAATTATTTAAGATATTTTACTAAATGCTAAAGAAGACTTTAATTAACAATAAACAACGTCATAATTTTTGTTATGATGTTCATGATGAAAATCAATATTTAAACTTAATTGAAGATATTTTAGAAGAAAATGAAGAATTTGTAGGTCGTAATGGAACAACTTATGCAGTTTTTGGTTGTGCCATGCATTTTAGTTTAGATGATAATATTGTTCCTTTTTTAACAACAAAAAAATTGGCTTGGAAAACTTGTTTAAGAGAGTTATTATGGTTTATAAAAGGAGATACATCAAATAAAAGATTAAAAGAAAAGAAAGTGCATATATGGGATTCAAATGGTAGTCGTGAATTTTTAGATTCACGTGGACTAACAAATTATGAAGAAGATGATTTAGGACCAATTTATGGATTTCAATGGAGACATTTTAATGCTAAATATAGTGATTGTGACGGAGATTATAGTAATAAAGGTGTAGATCAATTGAATTATATTATTGAACAATTAAAAAATCCTGCAACAAGAAATTCAAGACGATTAGTAATGAGTGCTTGGAATCCCTGTCAGATAGATAAAATGGCTTTACCTCCATGTCATATTTTATGTCAGTTTAACGTTTCTAAAGGAAATAAGTTAAGTTGTGCTTTATATCAGCGCAGTGGAGATGTAGGCTTAGGAGTTCCATTTAATATAGCATCTTATTCTTTACTTACTCATTTAATAGCACATCATTGTGGTTTAGTTGCACATGAATTTATTCATTATTTAGGAAATACTCATATATACGATGATCATGTGGAAGGTTTAAAACTACAATGTCAACGAAAACCATATAAATTTCCTAAAGTAAAAATTACAAGATTATGTGATAATATAGATGATTATAATGAGGATGATTTTAAAATAGAAAATTATCAATTTCATAATAATATTAATTTATTAATGCGCCAATAATAGTTTAAAAAGAAATTACATATACATATAAAATGAGCGGAGCATCAGCAGTAGCCTCAGCACGTCGTAGAAGAGCAGAACCTATACCTCAAACAATTACACCGCCAGGTGGTCAATCGGCGTCCCGCCAACAAACTAAACCCGAAGAAGATTCAACACCAAAACAAGCATCTACTCCACTTCAAATATTACAGGTTCATGATAAAAAAATAAAAGAATTAGAAGAAAGTTTAGAAGGAACAATTGTAGAAATTTCTAAAAAAGTTTTAGCTGAAAATTTAAAACATTTTAATTTAGATAAACCACCTGCTGCAGTTAAAGAATTTGATAGTAAACCACTATTAGAAAAATTTACTAATTTATCATCTCAATTTGATGAATTAAAATTATTAGTAATTAAAAGTGTACAAACCAGTAATGAGTCTAATCTTGAAATGTTAAAAATTAAAGATAAAGTATTAGGTGTAGAAGAACATGTTTTACAATTAGAGCTTCAGCTAAAAGAAGCTGAGGAAAATGACGAGAATATATTTAATATGGGTGGAGATGGAGCAGCAGAAATGTTATTAAGAAGCATGATGCAATCAAGTGTTATGGCTACTACAGAAGATGGAAAATTAAATATTCATGAAACTGAAAGTGATGATGAATCAAATGATATTGGAGAAGTAAGTGAAATTACATTAACAGAAACTGAACTAGATTCAATAAAAGCAGAAGTACAAGCTGTTTTAGTTGAAGAAACTATTAAACCAGATGAGTTAGTTCCAGATAATAAAATTGAAGTAAGTGAAGATGATGAACCACGAGTAGTAGAGAAAGACGAACAAGGAGAAGAAGTAGTGCAAGAAGTAGAATGAGAAGAATAAGTAAAAATTAGAATTTTAATTTATGTAAATTTATTAATGGAAATATTAATAAATTTACTAATATTAAGTATAACTCTATTCTTGTATATTCATATTTATAATCAAATAAAAACTAGTAATTATTTAGAAGTTTACGAAATTGAAAATATTTCAAAAGATAAATTTGAAGAATTATGTGATTTAAAACAACCGCTATTAATAAATAATATTGGTTTATTAAATTTTGATATACCACACATTCAAAATAATTATGGGAGTTTTGATATAAAAATTACTAACAAAGATGCAACCGATATGTTTTTACCTATGAAATTTTTAACTGCTATAGAATTATTTGATAAAGATAGTTCTGCAAATTATATATCTGAAAATAATAAAGAATTTCTTGAAGAAACATCATTAATAAAAGAGTTTTCAATTAATGATTTATTTTTAAGACCAGTAGGAACATCCTCAATTGAATATGATCTAATATTGGGTTCTATAAATTCATATACTCCATTAAGTTATAATTTAAATTGTAGAAATTATTATTCAGTTTTAACAGGTTCAATAGAGGTTACATTATGTCCTCCTAAAGATTACAAATATTTATATATTAATAAAGATTATGAAAATTTTAAATTTACATCTATGGTTGATATTTTAGAGCCACAAGATGAATACAAAAATGAATTTGATAAAGTGAAATTTTTACGAGTTGTATTAGAACCAAATAGATTATTACAAATTCCTGCTTATTGGTTTTTTAGTATAAAAATATTAGAAAGTAATACATTAATAAGTAACTTTAAATACAC